AGTATCAAATACCCATTTCCAACCTTTAGGTGCCTGAAGAATATCATTATATGACTTAAATACTTCTGGTGGTAGACCGCTAGCTAAAGCTTTTCGCATAACAAGGCTGCCGTGATTTGATTCCACGACGGTGACTTGCGGAAACAGCTTATAAAGCGGACTTAATGCCTTAATAGCTAATTCCAACTCTTTACTAGCGTTAGGTAAAGAAGGATCTGAATCATGAAAACTAATAGCATGGTTATCCACCTCATCACCGATGCATATGACGGTATCAAACTTGTGCTTTTTCTTTAAAGCAGTCAAAAATGCAATGGTATCCGGATGGTAATATGGAGCATGCAGATCAGATATTACGAGAAGATTTTTGGCTTTCTTCATTCTTTCCTCTTATTCTTCGAAGCTGGTAACGATTGAATCGTTCTTAACTTGCTCCATACCCGGCGTAGAACCTACACCATCTTCGGCTTTATCGTTAGGATTTCCTACATAACTCTCAACTAAGTATTTCAATACCTCTTTCTGCCTGGTATTCATAAGCTCCATAGTTTCTTTAACAAACTTTTGGACTTCATTCATGCGAGAATCTACGTGTTTCTTCAATTCTTCAAATAACTGTTCTTTTAGAATGTTTGGTAGTTCTTCTTTTACGATTTGGCGTACTTGGCCTCTTATTAATTTGATTTCTGACATGTTTCGTCTCCTTAAGGGATTTCTTAAATTCTCTTCTGAGTTTACCTTCTTGTTTTGTCTTTTGCAAGTGACAAGTTTCACAAATAGCTTGTAAATTTGATGGATGACACCACAATCGTTCAATGAACATATCTAATGACATATCTTCGAAAGACTGATGTATGGGGATAAGCGGAGATACGTGGTCTACAACCATATAACTCTTCGGAGTTGGTTGAGAGCATAGTCTACAAAAACACCAGTTCTTTACTCTAGGTCGCCCTGGATCGGTATGCTTCATAATGCTAGACGCGATAATCTCACGGCGTAAATCAGAACGAGAAAAGACTCTTCTAAGAGCTCCCTTGATCAAACCGCGTTCGCGGCTAGTTATACGTTCGTTCATCTTAACCCCAAACCTATTAAAATCATAAAAGTAACAATATAAGCTATTATATATCCTATTATTATTCGTGTAAATTCTCTAAGCATTTTAAACCTCTCTGATAAAACTTCTATCTTGCTCTAAGGATACTTCAAATCGTCGGTTAAATAAAGACTTAAGTTCTTGTGCGTGATCAATCACTAATATGCTATTATGATCTTTCTCTAATTCAGACAAAAGATTAAAAGCTTTGACTTTTAGATCGCTATCTAAACCATCTAACGCCTCATCTAGCATTAATAGGTTAAAGTGTACTCCTACTTTATTGGCGGCAGATTTCATAACTGATACGGCGAAACATAACTTTAAGAGCCCGCGTTGTCCTTTGGAGAGTTGTTTGTACGTAGCTTCGTAACCATCTTTAGTAACAGTAACATCTAAAGAGTCATCGTTTTTGGTATCAAAAAGTACCCTAATAGCCGACTCAAAGTATTGTTCTAGATAAGTATTAGTTTGCTTTTCGATAGCTTTAACTGATCTATGTAATAATATTGACCGTAAATCAGCGGTTAAATCACTAATCTGACATAAAGAAGATAATGTTTCTCTTAACAATTGAGATTGCGTACCGATATCTCGTAATTGCTTCTCTAAGTGCTGTAATTCATTATGCATTTCTGCAGCGGCGTACACATATGGATTTGTAGCCATTTCTTGTTTAATAAATGCTTCTTCATGAGGATTAGTTGCACTATGCAACTGTTTAAGCACCATAGTAAAGGGATTCGATTTATTATTCTCTGCTTCTACAAGCAATTCTTGATCAGTGTTTAGTTCCGTTAGCGAATGGGAATGATTTTCATTAAAAACACCGCAGTGGGGGCACGTTCTGTCGTTTAATAATGCTACTTTTCTATCGAACATCCGGTTTTCTATACGTTTTATGTTGTACTTACGGTTTTCGTCAAACTGTAACTCTTTAACTTTTAATTCAGCAGTCTCTTTCGTTTTGTAGTTTTCGTAACCTGCTGCCTTAGCTTTGAGTTCTGCCAAGGTTCGCTTTTGTACGTTATCCCATTGGTCACGACGACGGATATGTTCCGCCATTGTTGCTCGTAATTGTTCCACTCTTCCAAGAAGTTTATTGTCGCGGGCTTGCGCACTTTCGAGGTTCTTTTTAACTTCTTTGATTTCATCGGTCGCTCTCCTTTTAATAGTGGCTGGAAAATTTAAGTCTACAAGCTTATCAAATAGACTTCTTCGTTCTTTAGCTTTATTTAAGAAAAATGAACCTGCGGGGCTAAACTCATTAAAGTAGGTAGCAGCAGCAAAACTCTCGGCTTGCACTCGAAGCCTAGTCTCCATCAGCTTTTGAGTTTCTGACATATCCTTGCCCCTATAAACGGTATCAGATTCACTCCAATAGAGGTCATTCTGAGACTGGGTACCTCTAATGCGGGTAATTGTTAAGATTTTGCCATCTACTTCCAGCGCTAAAATACCAACAGTCGGCTCAGATGTAAACCAAGATCTAACTTCATCAACATTGCCACCTTTAGCAGTTTCTCCAAACATAACCCAATATGGACCGTCTTGAAGTGTGCTTTTACCGCTTCCTGTTGGTCCTGATACCAATGATAAACCTAAGTCTGTGAAATCAAACTCTAATTTTTCATAACTACCAAAATTTGATAAATCAATGCTTAAGAGTTGCATATAATACTCCGGTATAACGTCTTCAAGTAGTCTTTGTGTGCTTTGGGGTCTGAGAGGCTATCTATAATACTATCGAATATCTCTTCGTTAGTCTTATCGATAAGAGTAACGTCATTAACGGTCGAATCCGTCGGTATTAAGTCTAATTTATAGTTAGAATGGTTAAATAAGAAATTTCCCAATTGTATCTTATCGATCTTAGCGAGATTTGACTGAGAACCTCGTAATTTAACCCATATCAGATCACTGGCTCCAATAGAGTGGATTTTATCCCAATCTACGGAAAATCCTTCATCATCTCCCGCACCTTCAATAATTACATGCTTTCGAAGGTTAGTTGGAATCTGTTCATACGTACCATCCTCGTTTAATACCAAGAAACCCTTGGGGCCATCGTTAGCTTCGCCGAAGGTTATGGTGTAAGGGCTACCAATGTAAGTTATGGTTCCTATTGTCTGGTGTCTATGATAATGTCCTGAAAAAACACGTAAATGTGAAGCTAACTTTGGGTCTATAGAGGTTTTGTCTTGTATGTAGTCACCCATCATGGCACCTCTAAAACCTTGATGCATTATGACTGTATTCCCTGCCGGTTCTGCGGACAATATGTTACTAATCTCCGCAGAATCGTTATAATATGGTAATAAAGTAACATTATCTGTAAATTTTGTTGCCTTATTGATAATCGTAGCATAAGGTTTTAGGTAATCGAGTCCACTTTCTTTAGTCTTCTCACTAAGTAGGTCGTGGTTACCTACTAATATAAAAACTTTTACGCTAGCTCGACTAAGGATTTCTATTATAACATTTGCTACTTCACCTCTAATTATAGCTTTCGTATCGTTAAGATCACCGGCTATAATTAGAGGAATGTCGAGATTTGTTGCTCGATTTAATGCTTGTCGTAATGATGAAGATGCCCAAAGTAACGCATTAACATTAAAGTGAATGTCCGAAATTAGGACCGCAAACGGTTTACTCATTACCTTTCAGCTCCCAGAGTTTATCTCTTACAGCTTGATAGACTTCTGATTCAATCTCAGATAATGTTTCGTACTTTAACTTAGAACGTAAAAAGTTATCTAATTCATCAATAATATTACTATAATGCATACCATTTTGAGCAAGTTGAAACTCTTCATTCTCTTCGGGTAATGTAAAACTTAACGTAGCTTTCATGTTATTCTTCTCCTACTACAGAAATACCATCTGAGGTAATTCTAAGTGTAAATTCCTTCTGTTTGTTACTTCCTCTATCCAAGTGATTCTTAAATAGCTTCCACGTAACATCAGCGCCGACTCTTACCTTTTTACCACTAATTTGCTTTTCATACCATCCTTTTCGTGAAGTTTGAAAGGTTAATGAACTAAAAAAGTTTACTGATTTACCTCCGGCATTGGTTTTACCGGGGCTACCTAGGTTATCATAAGTATAATTGATAATTAAAATAGCTGCTTGGTCTTCATCGCGTTTCGAAACCATCTTAGCCAATGCAAGGCGGTTGATTTTACCCTTTCCGCCGGGTTGGGAGTTTTGCTCCATGAGATCGATTTCGCTATCTCTTTGAGAGACGACGTTTCCGATCGAGTCAAAGACAACCAATAACTTATTAGCTGGATAGCTTTTCTTGAATCCATCCCATGCTGCGAACATAAGTTCAAAAGCTTCTTCAGCGATTGAGGATTGGACGAGTAGGAGTCCGTCTGGATCAACGCCCCAACTACGTAAGTCGGCTTCAGTCGTTTTGTTTTCTGTCTCCACATATATAATCCCTACATCTTGCGATTGAGCAGCTTTCATGGCTTCAATTGCCATAGATGTCTTACCTGAGTCTGAATCACCAGCGATCATTACTAATTTTCCGAATGGTAGACCCTTAACTCCCGTACATTTTTCCCACCACTCAGGGAGAATTATATAATCTTTATCCTCTAGCTTTGAGAGATTAGATCCTACGCCAATGCGCTTAGCTAACCTAGGATTATCCTTAAAGTTTTTACGAACTTCATTAGCTAATTCATTCATCTTAAATTTAGACATTTTCACCTCGTGCCATTTGCCTATAAAATACGGTAGCATTTCCGAATATATCGTAGTAAGCCTTCAAATAGGCCAAATCATTCTCTATATTCTCTAAATCTTCTCTCGCGTGGATATATTCATCCGAAGCTTCAGCATTTAGCTTATCTTGAGTTACAGTCTTTCCCGCTCCTTTAGCCATTTGTTGCGCAAAGACAGCAGTTTGGACTGTAAGACATTTAATTCTCTCAGTAGTTAATAAGTGACGGAAATCCGTAATCGTAGCTTGTGCAGTTAAAAACTCACCAGCTCTGCGTTCGGCTTCTGTGAAACTAATAGAGGTGCCTACGGGAAGTAATGCAGCATATTTCTCAATAAATGTCTTTAAGTCTCTCATTTGTTTACCTTATCCAAGAATTCTTGTAAAAGTTTCTCTTCTTTAGGTTTCAAGATTTTCTTTCTACCAAGTATCACGATCTTTCGTGCAACATGCTTATTTAAGCGCTTCATTATTTAACTCCTTCGAGCTTTGCTGCTTCGATCTTAAGGGATACCATCTTAATTTCCTGTTTGAGGAACTCATGGTAACTCTTTGGGTGTGCCTGGTGCTTGGAAGGGACTTCGCCTTTAAGCTTATCTTCCAAACCGTCTTTATATTTCAATAAACTAATAATCTTATCTTTTGTCATTGTTATTTACCTTTTTCTTCTAGCAGACTTACAATATAGTGAATAATAGCAGTTTGTCTTTTCTTGACCTCTCTCATACCGGTGGATAATGCTGAGAGTGAGTCTTTAAGTTCTTGAAACTTAGGATTTGCATCAAGTTCGCGTCTAGCTTCCATAATAGAATGTTCAGCAATATATAAATGTGAACCTAATGTATCTACGTCCATCTTATCAAGATCAGCAATCATATCCTGTCCAAGAATGTCTTTAACCTTCTTCATTTGCTTATCAGTCAACATATTTACTCCTTGTCTTTATCTTACACTTTTATATACGCCTGTGCAAGAAGGATTAAACGTAAGGGTTACCCATTCACTACGATTCCATCCAAAATTAAAACCAGCTAACCACGCTAGACTTGATATTACAACAATCAGCACTATGTTCCATATTATTCTCATAACCATCTTACACCTCTTTCACAACCACATTCATGTTTTTGTTCAAGTTTTGAACCACTAAAACATATATCGGTACAACTTCTACCTCTTAGAGTATCAGTTGAACACCCTGAAAAGATCATAAACCCCATAATAATTAAGTACTTCATGTTATTTAGCTCCTAGCTTATTTATTAGTTTACCGGAAAAAATGGCGGTAGACAACGACGTTCCAGATAAATATACATTGCCTTTCCCAATTGCGGCGCAGCTTACTCTATCGCCTACTTCATAGTTCTTAACGGTCGATCCATAATTAGAGAATTTAGCTACTTTTCCGGTTGCTACCGTGGCTCCTACCGCTATTACGTTAGGTTCCTGAAGTGAGGCTGGATAGAATTTATTGTTACCTTCGTCTAAATTTAATCCATCATTGCCAGAAGATACAACAAACGTGACGCTGGGATTATTGTGTATTAAGGTATGTTCCGGACGGCTGTATGTAGCGCCACCGGCCGATAAGTTAATAATATTGGCACTATTATTTATCGCCAGTTGGATCGCCGTAACTTCTCGTTTACCGTTCTCGTCGGAACTGTCCGTCTGGCTATAAAATTTGTATATTAAGAAGCAATAATCAGCTCCTTTTGCATATTCCTGTACGAGGCTTGTTACGCAGGTTCCGTGACCATTTACATCATTGATGGTTTCGTGGGTTACTAGATTCGTATACTCTGATTTACACAGTTTGTCCTTAAACCGCCCGTCGTTAATATCTAAACCACTGTCAATTATAGCAACTCGTAACTGTTGAGCACAACATACGCTATGGATTAGTAATGATGTAATAATAACCTGGTAGTTCATATAATGAGCATACCAAGGTTACGTAACCAAGTCAATTAGAACTGTAACCCTACGGATACACCGCAAGAACCATCAGATAAACCCCAAATACCTACGGCAACCGGACCTACAATAGGTTTAACAATTGAAGCGCCGTAAACTGGGGCTAAAGTAGAAAGATTGATGCCGCCTAAGGCAGAGAGCGTAACCCTTCCGTTGTTATAAACCGTCTCTTTTACTACTGCTTCGTCCTTAGAAGAAGTGTCTGTTTTAATTTCTTTGGAATCCTCTGAATCTTTATCATCATAGGTCGTATCTGTGGTAACAATAGTCTCTCCAGAAGGTTTAGAATCTTGTGTTACTACAATATGTTTATGCTTAACGTCTTCTTTAGCAACATCTTTATCATCAGTCTTCTTTTCAACTTCCACAATCTTTGTTTCAACCTTAACCTTCTCCGGTGTCATATATCGACCGGCTGCAACAGCTATAGCTGTATAAACAACTACTAATATAATCTTATTTCTTGTCGTTAACTGCATTATCGACTCCTTTACCTTTTATAAAAGCATGAGACCCTAGCATAGGCGCTAATAGAGCTATATAAACGCTAGCATCTAATTTAGTGAAAGTTAGATGATGCCCAAATACCTCTAAGGTCATTCCATCAACAAGGAATCGGAACACCACGGCGGCTGTTACTACGACTGTCAACGTTATCATTTCTGAAGGTTGGCCAGTTGTTGGATCTTTAATAAAAATATTCATATTACTGCTCCAATGATTCTGCGGTTAAAGTATTTAATTGTTTCAATTCTGTCTGTGTTAATTCTGACACAAACTGTTTAAGTGTCTTATTTATTACAGGCCAGATCGCTAAACCCATATTGGATACTATTAATTCCAACATTCTTTCTTCAACAACACCGGTAGCCAATTTAAGTCTTTCTCTTTGAGATAAAAAGCCATTACCGTCGATACTATTGAAAATATCAATAATCCGAACATCTTTAGCAAGCTCAAAACCTCCTCCAGGTCCCCGGGTACTCTCTAGAATACCACGTCGTCTTAGGTTATGTGCTACTTTGTGTAAAAAACTCTTAGAAAGGTTGAGATTAGCTACTACTGTCTCAATTGTTGATCTGCCTGATCTAGCTAAGTACATGCCTAACAGCAACGCGTATTGAGTCTCTTTATTCAGTCTCATATTATTCATTCCCTGCTGCTTTTGAAGCTAAAAGCCCTATAATAGTAGTGGTTAATAACGGAAACACAATAAAAACCAACAAGATTAGATATATCATATCATTTCCTTATTTATGGGTTTAGGAAAGGGACTAATTATGCAGTAATAATCGAGAGTTTGACCTGCATAAGTTTTAAAGGCAGCATCGAATCCTTCAGCTATATTGTCTTGAAGAAGAGACTTAAACACCAGGAAATTCTGGTGAACTGCCTCGTAAGCTTCCTCCTGAGTCATCCCTTCTTTATATTTGCTATTTAAAACATGTAGGATCACCAGTTGCAAATAAAACCTGAAAGTCCTTGTAACCATTGGGATTATCGGATCTATAGTTCCATCTGTAGGTAATGCCTGCATTATCTTAAAGTTTTCTATCGCTATTATCTGCGCTATTTCGTCTAATTGATTTAATTTCTCAGTACTCATAGTATTAGATTACATAATTTACCTATAATAGTCAATACTAAAGAGAGAAGGCCTACAACTTGTGATGTATCGATTGATACGTTGTAGGCCTTCCGAGAGGAGGGATAGTTGGACTAACAAATATAGGATAACAAACCTTAATTCATTTGTAAATAGTTAAGTATACTTTCTTATAATTAACTTTAGTAAAGAATGCTTTAGTAATAGACACACGTATAGCCTTTTAATTGTTAATCTATAGATATTAAATATTCGAATAGTTATCTACCAAGGGGGTTTACTTCGTACCCCCTTTGAACCCCCAATAAGTTCTAACGAACTTATTTTAGAATTATTAGTGTAAATTTAACTAAGCAATTTATATACTTACAGTATTATCATATTTTTAGATAAAAGTCAATAGGTTAAAATAAATATTTATATATTTGCATTTTTCTTTTAATACGATAGTATTGATTGTATGAACAGGTCTAACAAAAAAATAGTAGTATTTGTTAGTGTTATAGCATTGCTTGTGTTCATACTACTATTACTTAATAATCCTGTGGGAGGGATTTATGAATTATTTTGACTTATTCGAAGAGGAAGAAAAAGTTAAGGTTTATACATTTCAAGCTATATGCGATAGTGAAATATGTCTACGATTAGACAAGGCCGCCCGAAACGCCAAGACTATGTCACGTAACGGTGTGGAGAAAAACGTAAGTAAGAAACATGATAAGTGCCAAACCTGCGGCCATTACCTATTTTGGAAACGGGATGAAGTTGATTAATATAATCATACACAACAGTACCTCTAAGGTGGAGGGGCTCTCTATAGCCGAACATAACTCTCTAAAAGAGGTCCTATCCTATTCTCTACCGCCCGTATTTACACCGTTTGGCGTTAAAGCGGGTAAAAGGGTGTCATTACTGGCAAAGTCAGGCATGTTCCCTACTGGACTATTAGAGACTGTTAAAACCGCCTTAAAGGCACCATTCTCGGTGTTAGATACGAGGGTTAAACCTGCGTCTACGCCTGGGATGTTTAACCCCACTTTTCCGCATTCCCCCTATATTGAACAGCTAGAGATAGTTGAGGCTGCTGTGAAATACCACCGTGGGACGGTTTCAGCAGTTACAGGTTTCGGTAAAAGCTTAACCATGATGTACTTAGTTAACGCCCTACAGGTTAAGACTCTTATAGTAGTACCAAACCTAACCCTTAAGAATCAACTTACTGAAGATTTTAAAGCTTGTTTTGGGTCTCTTAAAAATATAACAATTGAGAATATTGATTCTCCGGAGCTTAAAAAGACTAAGAAGTACGACTGTTTAATCATAGACGAGGCTCATCATGTCGCTGCAAAGACTTATAGGACATTAAATAGTAAGCACTGGAGCGGCATATACTATAGACTATTTTTTACCGCTACGCCCTTTCGCAGTCGTTCAGAAGAAGATATCTTGTTTGAAAGCATAGCCGGGAGAATAATATACCGGGTAGATTTCCATAAAGCGGTAGAAAACGGGTACATAACTCCCTTGGAGGCATTTTATGTTGCGATACCAAAAACCAAGACTAACGCTCATACATGGCGGCAAGTCTACAAAACTCTCGTGGTTGAAAACGACGTGCGTAATAATCTTATTGCTAGACTGGTTCGTGCTTTGGACCATAGTGGCGTCTCTACTCTTGTATTAGTCAAGGAAATAGCGCATGGCAAGATCCTTAGTGAATTATGTGGTTCGCAGTTCGCAAATGGCGAATCTGAGGATTCAATGATATTAATTGAGGCCTTTTCAAAAGGCAAGATAAAGACATTAGTGGGAACAACTGGTATTGTCGGAGAGGGTGTAGATACGAAGCCGGCAGAGTTTATTATTATCTCAGGCCTTGGTAAAGCTAAGAACTCACTTATGCAAGCTTTTGGTCGCGGCCTACGTCGGTATAAGGGTAAAGACACTTGTAAGATAGTAATCTTTGACGATAGTAGCCATAAATTCACTAAGGCACATTTTAAAGAACAATGTAAGATCCTACTAGATGAATATAATATTATCCCAGGTGAATTAAAGATTGAATAATCGTATTATTTATGTTGTAATGGAAAAAGGAGATATATGAAAAAACTATTAATCGGATTAATGTTACTAGGAACAGTTGGATGCACGCGTCCTTCTGAGTTTATACCAACGGCTACTGTTAAAATCACTAATATGGCTGAAAATTCTGGGGGGAGTGGTACGGTAGTCAACTCCACCGAAACTCTATCGATGATTCTTACAAACCGACACGTTTGTAAGGTTGTAGAACATGGAGGATTAGTTCATTTACTAGATGGTCGTAAACTATCTGTCACGGCTTTTAAGATGTCTAATAGGCATGATTTGTGCGCTATATTCGTATCCGCACATGCTGGACCGTCTGCATCTGTATCGAGAACTGCACCATTGAGATTCGACCACGCTACAACTTCAGGACACCCTCATCTTCTTCCTGTAATTATTACCCGGGGACACTTCTCAGATAAGCTACACGTACAAATCATAATGGGATTACGAGACTGTACAGAAGCTGAAAAATCTAACCCTAATACTGGCTTTATATGTGCTATGACCGGAAAGTTACCCGTCGTAGGTGAATTTGAATCAATCGTCGTATCTACAACCATTCAACCCGGATCATCGGGTTCCGGAATCTATGGCGAAGAAAATCAGATTAGCGCTGTCGTATTCGCCGGCAGTGGTGATCTTGGGTATGCTCTGGCTGTACCTCACGAGTACGTTTATAACTTTCTATTTAAAGAACTTGATAATCTAAACCCAATTGCGCCTAAAGCTGAAGATGGTGTTGCTGCAGCTCCATCTTCCACTGCTGAAGATAAAGAACAAATCCTCAAAAAAATTGAGGATGTATGTAAAACCCACAAAGATAACTCACTATGCAAAGCATTTAATACTGCACTAAATTATGATGATTTAGTCGAAGAACTGTAATATCAATGAGCCACGGACGGCACTTTTTGCGGAGGGATGATGAAAATTAATGAAAAAGGTTTAGAGATTATAAAGACTTGCGAAGGTTGTAGACTAGAAACATACAAAGATATCATCGGAATTAATACCATAGGTTTTGGTCATACCGGACCAGAAGTTAAACCCGGGCTAGTGTGGACACAGGAGCAAGCGGATAATCAATTACGACAAGATTTAGTTAAGTTCGAAGAAGGTGTTTCTGACCAGTTAGATGTCGATGTCAATGAAAATCAATTCTCAGCCTTAGTAAGCCTCGCCTATAATATAGGACAGGGTAATTTCAACAGTTCAGGATTATTAAAGCAAGTTAATTTAAGTAACTTTGAAGAAGCAGCCAGACGATTTTCCTTATGGTCCAAGGCCGGAGGAAAAGTATCAGAAGGCCTAACTAAACGCAGAGCGATGGAAGCTGCCTTATTCACGGAGCCTGTATGAGTTTGCGCAGCGAGATATCTCCATACGAAACAGTTGACGGTTATGTATGCCCGTCTATAGTACCTTCCGGAACGATTCGAGGCTGCGATAACCAGCCTATGTTCACTAGTGAGTATTTTATAATGCTTAACAGAAATGGCGATCTAAATACCGTTGATGTTTCGAATTACCAGGCATTGATTAAAGCCTGCGTTGGTACTGACAACCACCTTCACAGAGCTCCTGGAGACACCACCCCCGATGAATACGACGATCACGTTGGTGTATTCGCTGGGTATGCTGAATTCGATTTAAAGGTGCCATTTAGCCTTCCGATGAGATTATGGCGGTTCCCCCAGCTTCTGTACGCGTTTCTCTTAAATAAGGGTGTTCCTAGCTTCCTAATGCCATTCTACTCATTCTATAATGCCCTAGTTATCGCGACGTCATGTATTAATGCTCCAACGAGTGACACAGATTCGAGAAGGCTTAATTGGCACCAATGGCAGGCGACTAAGCATAAGTCTATGTTGGCGAACTTCGCCGGTAATTTTTGGTTGTGGCGGCAACGTAAAGTGTATAATACTGACAAAGTAATGCAAGCTGTCGCTAAGATTTATTATCAAGACAATCATCCCTTTAGCAAATATTGGGTAGATTAACTGGTACTTGACTAAATAAGTAGGTTATGGCTTACTTATATGGGATAGGAGTACCGATTTATGTTTATATTATTCCTTAGTCTATTGCTTTATTCGTCAGCTGGTTTAGCCGCCGATCCTCTGGATTCTCCACCTTTTCCTAGTTCTGACTGGGTTGGCCCTACGCCGGCAATGGATAGTTCCATACCAAATGAACGGGGGATATTACAGAACTCTATATTTGGAGATTCTTTAGATAAATATCACATTAAAGTCTATGGTTGGGTGGATGTAGGAGCTAACATAAGTACTTCTAGCCAATCGAATGCTCCAATGTCTTATAATATAGTCCCTAACTCTGTGCAATTAGATCAGCTAGGATTAAGAATTGATAAAGTAATGGATACGGCGTCTAGGACTAATACTGACTGGGGCTTTCGGTTAACTGGTATCTACGGCATAGATTATAGGTATACGACTGCGCAAGGTTACTTTAGCAATCAATTACTACAGAATAACAACCTGTATGGCTTTGATCCCCTGGAAGCGTATGTAACCTATTATATCCCAGGTGTAGCGCAAGGATTAGTTATTAAAGCCGGCCGATATATATCTCCAGCCGATATTGAAGCTCAAACATCGCCCGATAATTATATGTATTCCCATTCCTTAATGTTTACCGTCGACGCTTACACATACACTGGGGTCACGGGAACCGTTAAATTAAGTGATAACGTGTCTATTCTAGCCGGCGCTCACGGAGCGAATGATATGTCTGTATTTATACCCAGCTCTCCTGTTAACGGACAATTGTTAATTCGATTAGACTCTAACAGCAAAAATGACTCCCTATGGGCCGGCATTAATTCACTAGGCAGTAATCAATTTACACAAGGACATGATAACCTAGGAGCATACACAGCAGTGTGGGGGCATAAATTTAATGATACCTTCCACATGCAAACCGAAGGTTATTACCAATGGCAGTATAACGCCGCATTAGGTGGCACATGTAATTACGGACCTATTTATTCATTCGGCGGGGGCGGCGGATGTGGACCTATAATAAACGGATTATCGTGGTCTACGGGCTTTGTTAACTACTTTCAAATGAAACTTAATCAAAGTAACTATCTATCATTAAGAAACGATTACTTAAATGACCCACAAGGGCAGAGAACTGGCTACGCCACCTCGTATTATAGCGCCACGTTTGGCCTAACACATCATCTTACTAAGAATGTAATGTTACGACCAGAAGTTCGTTACGAGAGGTCTTTAGCGCCCGGCGTAACTCCTTATAATAATGGGACTGCTGTAGACCAGACAACTATATCAGCTGATATTATCTTTAAATTTTGATAATACTGGATTTTTCTTGTGTAGGATTAACCTCAGTGAACCCGCAAAAACAGCATTTACACCATTGATTTAGCTCGCCATGGGGGTACTTTAGCGCTACATGACATTCCTGACAGATCATGTCTAAGAATTTTGGTTCAATGGGCGATTCTTTAATTTTGAGTTCCATATCTTTGCATCCTCTTCAACATTAACATTAATTGATTTAAAGTTTCCTAGATGACCCACAAGTAAATGACAACTAAGGCCGTTATGCATGCCTTCGCATAAAGTTATGAGATTGCTTGGCTCTAGTTCTAACTCCGGATGCATATGGAAAGGCCGTTTATGGTGCACTTGTAGTTTATCTTTACCGCCGCAGACTTCGCATACGGGATGATTCTCTAGATGATGTTTTCTAACAGTATGCCAATGACCAGACCGCAAGGTACTTACGTCGGTCTTTCCTTTTATTACGTCGTGTATATGTCGCAGCACTCTATGTATCATATTAATGCCAAAACTTCGAAATAATTTCTATGATTGTTAAGATTGCAAATAAGGCCTTAACCCCACCATGCATGGTATATACCATCTTCTTAACGTCGTCTGTTTGTCCTCTAAGTAGCTCTACTGCCTTTTCATTGGCTGTACTTCGTCTTGTGTGTTCTTTTAATGTCTGGTGCTGCTCAGCTAAGGTTACTTCTATCTTGGTTATTTTTTCTTGTATGTTATCCAACTTATCCATATTATTTCAACAACTTGTGTTCCCCCATGCATCTATGGCACACTATCCTATAGTGTTTACCGTTAATATTTATTTGTATTCCATGCTTGTCTGTTCCAAAGAAATGTTTATGACATCTTGGACAATCAGCGACAAACGTTCCTCTCATAAAAGCTATAATTTTATGTAGTAATTTAATCATATTAAGACCCACTCGTGTTGATGCTTAAAAGTGTGCAAATATTAGCCAGTTGATCAGGCGGCATACTACTTAAGCTATTTATTATAGACGCCTGCATCAACAAAACAACATTAGCGTATTCGCCGTTTACATCTTGAGTCTGTAAAGCTGTTGTAATTGCTGCAATGATTTGATCGTTAGTCATTATGCTATCCTCACTAAATTCATTACTAAAGGGTTAACTGTTACGGTTCCAGTATTTGTATAACCTGCTAAGGTAACGGCTACAGAACCATTAACAGTCAAGATACAATTTGTTGCAATTGTCATGGCTTGAAAGTTGTTAGAATAAATAATACTCGTATTTGTGCTTTGAGGCGTGGCTGTGTGCAAGCTGCCAGTCTGATATGTCCCATTATATAATATACCAACCGTCGCAACGTTACCCGCCGCGCTTGAAGCTGTTAAACTACAGCTTGCTACAACTAGATAGGTTCCGGCTACAGGCGTGACCGTTGCAATAATAACTCCACCAGTAGTTAAAGTCTGAGCTGAAGTACTAGTAACCGTGTAGTTAGTAGCTGTTGTTGGGGGGCTGTATGAAGAAAAGTATCCATCTTGTGCCATATTAAGCTCCTTCGAATACGTTTACAGTGCCAGAAGTTGCAGCTATTAAATACGGAGTAACACTAGCGCCATACGCAAACGCCACAACTTGACCTGGATATATTGGAATGCCGGTAGCTGTAGTGACACCAGAAGTAGCGCCTAGATAAATTGTATTGGTAACGGGGGCTATCATAAGTTGTTTTCTACTTGTTAGGTTAGAGGCACCGACTCTAGCTGCAACAGCTGTGGTACCAACAGTGATACTGCCGCTTGATATAGACGTGTTAATAATATCAGCAGTTTCTAGTTGCGAATTTATTGAATTGATGGCATTTCCGGAACCGTCAACAGTATAAGCTGTGGTTTTTAAATTAGCAGCATTAAACTGAGTCGCTTCAACATTTGACACCCCAGGTGAAGTATTTAGAACAACAGTAGCCGTACCGGACGTATACGCTGTCATTATAGCTTGGATGTTTGTAAAACCAGCAGAGAATGCAATTCTTACACCACCATTTGTAGTAAACCCAGCAGTAGTATAAGCATTTGTCGGTCCACCTTGGACTGCTTCCAATGGAACATACGTACTACCGTTAACACTACCTTGAAACTGAATAGTACCTACCCATGTTCCTGAGATTAATGCGTATGCGGATGATATGTCATTTATAGGTAACTGTAGAGTGGCATTTAATGCGCCTAAAGTTCCAGTTGTAGACACGTCTGTGTGAAATGGTGCATTAAGTATTGCTGGAGGAATTGATCGTAATTGAGCATAACAAAGTACTGTACCGGAAACATATGATGAAGAAGTTAAGGCTATATTTGTAGCCCCGATCGGTGCATAGTATAATCCATTTGATGTAATTGTTGATTGTGGTCCATTATTTGGGTTAGATAAATTTATTACATCAATTGTAAAAAATGAACTACCACTATTTGAACCTGTAAGAGTTAAAGTTGAACTCCAAGTTCCACTTATTTCTATTAGTATCCCGGAATAAGAATTAATATTTGTTAGACCAGCACCGGGGATTAGTAATATATTACCGTTTCCTGCAATAGAACCAGATATTGCAACAGAACCTGAACCTATTAATAAATTTCCACGAACATCTGATTGTAGAGCCGCTTGTTGACCAGTTGTAAGAGCAGATTGTGTGCTATTATATTGACCACCTATAAGTTGTGAAAAACTTGATACAGTGCCAGGAGTTACAGGCCCGTCAGATTGATCTTTAGTATTAACTACCCCAGTTGATGTAGTAGAAATAGGTTGGAGGTTAGTTCCGTCTGAACCTCCAACCAATATAGCTTCAGTGGGTATAGCAGAGCCCGTAGCTCCATCTGATTGATCTTGCGTCGGTAATCTTGAATTAATATCTGCCATACATCACCTGTTATTTAATTAGATTTCAAATCCAATAATTGAGCTATAAAGATCATCTGCTTGCTGATCTCTATTGGTCATAGTAACTCGAACCCTAACACCAGCGGCAACTAATATAGGAGCTTGAATGATCAAACTCATATCTGGAGTTGCTGTAGAGTTAAATTGAGCTGCTAACGGAGTAAATATACTTGTTGCTACACCTGTTTCAATCTGAAGAACCATTTTAGCTTTTCCAGCTGCTGATGATTCAATTTGTTGTAGATGTAATGTTTTCCCCGCAGTAACTGTATAATCATGATTATCTGAAGAGCCAGCAGCAATAGCACTAGCGTCTTTATAATCCATGATTGGTGTTCCAGCGCCAGCTGGATCAATAATTACAGGTAAAGGATTTGAAGAGCTTACAAATGAAGATCCTAATGAGATCTCAACAGGTAAACTATTCGAAGCACTTGGGGAAGCTCCAGAAATTTGTGTAATATTCTGGCTCCAAGGTGCTCCACCTTGATTAGCAGTTACTGTTCCACTTACTGGTTGAGTCACTTGTGACCCGTCTACCAATAAACGTCCAGCTGAATCAGATTGTAAGGAAGCCTGTTGTCCAGTAGTTAAACTGATAGGTGAACTATTATAAATAGCTCCGCCTAACATTGAAAAACTAGATGCAGTTCCTGGAGATGCAGGTCCATCAGCTTTATCGCTTGTCAATATGATCGATTGATCACTTGCAATAACGACTGGAATGGAAGCTGCCATTACTTTCTGACCTAAAGAGATAGCTGCGCCACCTACTTGAGTCAAATTTTCAGTCCAAGGGCCACCTGATTGCGTTACGGCGCCGATGACGTTACTACCAGCAGGCAGAGAACCAGAAATACCAAACGCGGTATTTCCAATGCTTCCACCAGCTTGGAATGGAGATCCTAACGTTGAATTAATTGTAATTAACTCAGAATTAGTTGCCGCACCCGTTGGTAGCGGTAAACTTGCTGCACTAATAGGTTGAGTCACTGCCGACCCGTCTACTCGTACTGCTCCAGCTAATGTTAAGGAGAGTGACTCCATATTCCCAGTGCTAAATGAAGGAGACGCGGTCGAAACCAACGCTCCAATATAGATAGCATCTGCGGGAGGCGGAGATCCAACAGGTCCTTCAGCGGGGTCTGTTATTGATATACTCCCACTAATAGGTAGTGGGGTTCCACCACTCACACCTTGTACAGATACAACACCGCCTGCTGGGGTACCTGCTACACCTTGCCCGTCAATTTGGGCTGATCCGGCAGCGTTAACTGCCTGTTGTTGACTTGGCGTCGTTGCATCTGCTAATTTGATGATGACGTCACCGGGGTTTTCGGTCCTAACCGGTAAGGAACTATTAAAATCGCTCATTAGTTTATCCTCCTACTAAGGCGTTTAGTTTTTCCTGCAGTGAAGATTCTGCAAGTTCTTGTTTTTTAACGGCTTCTTCTAACCGTCGTATTTCTTCCATCCTCTGTTCCATGATATACTCCATTTCTGCCTTAGCAGCTTGGACTCTTAAAAGCTCCGCTTTTAATTTCTTTTGTTCTAACATATTAACCTATCTCCAATATTTGTACTCGAGCGTTAAAATTTCCGGGACCCGTCCCGACTTGCTTTACCGACACGGTTATAGTATTTCCCGCACCTATTATTTGACCAGGAACTATAGACGATCCTGTTTCAAAAGTAAAAACTTCATTTAATTGCGCAGCTGATGTGTAGTTCTGGTCATAAATCCCACTGCTACTATTTGTAATTGTCCACTGTGCGACATTTGTACCACCTACTGATACTAACAATAAACACGCAACTTTCGGAGAAGCAGGTGCTGTATAGGTTGCTACTGTAGTTGTGACTCCTACTGCAACTGCGGATTCAGCATTATATATCAGAACTGAGTTCTGATTAGGATTGACACCTTCAATATTAACATTTAAGGCACCATTAACACTGTTAAGTGGGTTACCGTTCGTATCCTGAATGTTAACATTACCGCCAGTGGAACTGGTACCAATTCTTGCCATTTATGCTATCTCCAGTACTGCTATGGTTTGACCGGCAGTGGCTGTAATAGCCCAAATATTTCCTGTAGGCGTTAAATCTAATTGTATTGTACTTCCGTTATAAAGTGGATAGCCAGTTGATACGGTTACCGCACTTGAATTACCGATATAAACAGCAACATTTGGATCTGCTTCTACTGCTAAACTAATAGAACTTCTATTAGTTAGCGGAGTAGGAGCTAATTGAACCGCAGTTAGGCCTATTATATACTGACTTGTCTGAAAAGAATTCAATCCCGCCGTATTCGATGTCACTGTGCCGGAAACTGTCGAACTACCTGAAGAGATAACTGTTATAGGAGATTGATCACTCGCTAAAACCACGGGTAACGAATTTGCTTCAGTTGTTTGGCCTAAGTTTATACTAGCGCCACCTACACTAATTAAATTAACATTCGATCCACCACCTCCACCAGAAGTGTTGACGTTAATAGATCCATCGGCGTTAACCTTAAGCTGATTATCAGAACCGCCATTATAGCCATCTTTAACTGTTGTTGTAGCCATATTAGCTTAATCCTTGTCCCAAAAATGTGATAATTAACTGCCCATTAGTGATAGCTGTACTCGTCATTGACCGTAACGAAACTCTACTATGAGCACTTATCACTACTGGAGTTGCGGATACCACTCCGCCGCCTATTATAGTTCTTAATACTTCATTACCTATAGATCCTGTATATACACCTATGTAATCCCCTGTTGTATCAATCCATGAAATCCCGTACGCTACTCTAACACCAGAATTAGCGACAACCTGCAGGGGCAACGAGGCTGATCCAGGAATCGGAGTCACATTAGTATATAGTATTTCCGGCGCATCAATCCAGAACACTGGGAATAAAGTACCCGCAATCATTATTTATTCCCTTTCTTTATGTTCTCAGAAGCCGGTAGATGTTGTAGATTCCATGGAACGTGCAAACCTCTTTTATCTTTACCTTTTAATGGAATAATATGATCAACATGATAGCCTTTAGGACATGTTAAATAAATCTGTTTAATTTGAGTTGTATGTTCATCAGTCAACCATTTAGGTGTTTGCTGTAGTTTTGTCGCCCGTCGTTGTGCTGCATAATAAGCTATCTTATTCTTATTGCATTTATTCCATTCTCTCTGTAGCTCATTCATTCGGTTTCTATTATTTGTTGCCCACCGTTTATTTTGAGCATTATGCTTTTCCTTGTTATCCTCATGCCACTGTTTAGATCGGTCGGCTGCTATAGCCTTGGAGATGTCGTTATCCCGATAGCCCCTCTCGTGTATTTTGCGACAAATAATACACCAAGGGGACAGACCATCGCGCATTGTTCTATTTTTATAGAACTCGCAGGTTTCTTTAGTCTGTTGGCATTTCGAACACCATTTCATAAATCACACTATATAGACACAGCAAACATCTGCACATTGATAGTTGAAGATCCGCCTGAAGATGAAGTATATATCGCCCGCATCCATCTAAAGCTAACTTGTGGAATCAAGATAACCACCGAAGCTCCAGCACTTACAGATGCCGATGCACTTGGTATATTTGTCCAGTTAGTTACTGTAAAGTTACTGGGTTGATAACTCTCTAAAAAGATATCGTTTGACATCTGAATCTGAAGAGTACCTGCTGCTGTGCTATCTCCAAAAACTGCTTGAAAACTAGCAGAGATTAATTGATTTGAATCAATTTGTATCCCGTTGTGACTCGCAGTATCAACTGCGCTTAATACGTTGCAACTTACATTCTTCATAACTATTCCTTATATTAAAGCGATTAACTTAATTAATGCATGGATAGCTTCTAAAGCAATCTTAATCTCTGCATGAAAGATGTATCCTATAGCAATTCCAACTGGTAATGGTGCCAAGGTTATGATAGACATTACCATGGGCTGTATTTTTGCAATAATTGGACTTAATTTACTCATTAATGAACTTAACATAAATAACCTCTATCGATAATATTCAGTTACTTCTATGTAACCGCCTCCGCCTGCGCCACCAGCAAAACCATTCGTACCGCCACTTCCGCCACCACCAACAACACCAACTGAATAAGAATAAGTGGAACTCGGGGACGGAATAATCGCCTCTACATAACCACCTGCACCGCCGCCGGCACCGGATGGCACGTTAGCTAGGCCAGTTGCTCCGCCTCCGCCGCCGGATCCATAAGCTAAACCCGCGGTGCCAGCACTATTTGCATACCCCCCGTACCCGCCACCGCCGAAGAATGAAGCTCCCCCGTTACCGCCTTGATTATAGGTAGATGTGCCTGTATATGTGCTTGGCCATCCATACCCGCCGTAACCCGCCGTACCATGCGCGGGTGCGCTGATGGAAGCTGATCCAGGGGCTCCACCTTGTCCGCCGCCGAATGCTCCGCCGCTGCCGCCGTTTGCGGTCAATAGAGACGAACCAAATGTTGAAGAATTACCATTGCCGCCGCCGGTACCACCACCCGCGTTACCGCCTCCGGCACCACCTCCACCCGCTCCAACCATTCTAACACGAATGTATTGAACGCCCGATGGAGTCGTATAGGTTCCTGTACCCACTGAAAATATTTGTTGTGTGGGGTTAATAACTGCTGCAATCCCTAAGACATAAACCGCATTCCAAGCTGCAGCTGTTGTCAAGGATGTAGAGATTACTGTGACGGTCAACTGTGTGCCAGCAGCCATTGCTTGAATGACGTTAGCACCGGAGGACTCAACAGTTACTACACCAGTGCTATTATTGATAATCTGAAACTGTTGACCTAAGACTAACGTAGAAGTTACTGGTAATACAACTGTTTGAGTTGAGGTTCCTGTAAAATACTGCTGATATGTACTACCAACTACTAATGTGGTGGTTCCGGCTGCCGTCACAGTCGTAGTGTACCCTTCTATTAAGTTATTAGCATTTAAATTCTTGTTGGCATCCCATGAAGCAAAACTCGAAGCTGCAGGAGTGGAACTTGTAGGAGCTAAAGCTAACGTAGGAGTAGAAGTTGCATTAGTTACTGTTCCTGTAACGTTATCTTGATTAGTAAATGAAAATGATGTAACAGTTCCGCTCGGCCCACCTGTCACTTGGGAATAAGGTAAACTTAATGCCGAAAGTGTGGTTAATGTTGAGTTAGAGGTAGCAGTAATATTTGCGGCAGTACCAGTAGTATTTTGATTTAAGGTAGGAAAGTTCCCAGCGACCGCAGCGGCCATTGATGTGCCGTTACCATATAGAATACCTGTGACTGTAGTCGATAAGGTTAATGCCGGAGTTGTGCCGCCACTTGAAGTTCCAGCGAATCCATTTGATGAATTCACAGTTAACGAGGTTACGGGAGCTGTCCCACTGGATGCGGCAGTTACTAAACCCTTTGCATTTACAGTGATGGATGCGTTTGTATATGATCCGACGTTACTATTTACAGTAGCTAACGTTGCTGCCGCAGATCCTGGTCCGGAAGCAGTCACATCACCAGTTAAAGCTGTGATATAATTACCAGCCGCTTGTTTACTATTAAACGTTGACCAGTCTGTCGAACTTAATGCTCCTGTCGTAGACGATGAAGATAGAGCTAAACTTAAGGCTTGACCAGATAAACTTAATCCGTTTGCTGTAGATAATGTGACGTCCCCAGTATTAGTACCTGAGTTTGTGCCGTTAGTAATACTACCAGCTAAAGTAATGCCGCTTGTTCCTGGAGTTATGGTTGCTATTCCAGCTGTATTTGGTGCTTTAAACTGCCAACTATTACGATCTCCGGACGTTAAAGCATACCCAGTTGCTATAGAATTTTCTTCAATGTTAATACCCGAACTCGATCCTGAGCCCACGCCCCCGGCAGTATTGACATTAATAACAGGATTTGAAACATTTAACGTCGTACTATTTTCAAATATTGTAGTACCTTGGATGTTAACAGTTGCACCGCTTCGTCCAATATTAATAATGCTAGCATTAACTGTACCAATTGCTAATGTTCCTGACGCCACTGTATCTGCTTGAGCGATCGTTAAATCACTTGCTGCAAAATTTCCAGACGCATCCCTTTTAACAATAGTATTAGGAGTATTGGCAGAAGTCGCCGAGGTAACTGCGGAAGCAGCGCTATTGAATGTATTCCAATCAGTAGAACTTAATGCCCCCGTAGTAGAAGTCGAAGCTAGAGCTAAAGATAATACTTGATTTGCATCAATACTTAAACCATTAGGGGTTCCACTAATGGTTACTGTGCTAATTTGATCAAAATTACCAGTGAATGGATTAAAATTAAAGGATAAAGCCATAAATTAACTCGCTACTACTGTAGATAGTCTATTAGAACTATCGTAAGTTAATGTTAAAGTTTTAACAGTTGAAGAAGCTAATTTATAGACTGCTGTTCCAATTTGTCCGGCACCGTTTCCTGAAACAATATAAGTTAAATCAACTTCGTTAAATGCCGTCGGTACTAAAGACCCGGTAAGTCGTGAAGTTAATAAATTAATTTCAGTAGATTGATTTGCAGACGTTGCAGCTCCTGTTGGTAGCGGAAGACTTGCTGCACTAACTGCTAACGTGCTTTGATCTGAAGCAATAGTTACAGGCAATGATGAGGACATCGTTGTCTGCCCTAATGCAATTGCTGCACCGCCGACTTCAGTTAAATTTACATTTCCTATTACAACGTCACCGGCTAAGGATACTTTTAAATTACCTGATGCATCTAACTGCAGCGGTTCTGTATTTCCGCTTGAATTCTCACCGCCGACCACAATGCTGGTAGTCGGAATCGGTAATCCATTAGTGGAACCAGTTAATGTTACATTGCTTGAACTTGGATAGTTATATGATTGACTCACAGTTATAACCTATTACCCTTTTTACGATTTTCTTCTTTAGTCAGGTATTGAAGATTGTACGGTACGTGCAAACCGCTTACGTTTTTTCCCCTAAGAGGAATAATGTGATCGACTTCGAAACCTTGAGGGCATAGACCATAAATAAGCTGCATAGCCCATTTTTGACTTTTATTCAGTTTTAACGTAGCGCCATACCTGCGTACGATTTGATGTCGAGCCCACTTTTCTTTAAGTTTTCCTGGATGTTTTTTCCAATAACGATCTTGACTTTCTTTTACTTTTTCTGAATTTCGCGATGCCCAAACTTTACAGTACGATTGATATTTTTTTGGATTTTCTTTTCTCCACTTATCAACCGCACGTTTATGACAAGGTTTGCATTTACTTGTGTGCCCCGCCGTAAGGCTGCGAAGATAGAAATTACTTATATGCTGTTCCACTTTAATAAGGCAGTTTGTATCCTTGCATATTTTATATAATCTACAATAATTTCTCATATTTAACCAATCTGTTTATCTGTTATGAAGATACTGCATGTACCAGTACCAGCGGTTGTGGCGGTATAAGCTAATCTTACAGCGTAAAAAGGTAATTGATTTAAATTGATTACAATGGTGTCATTTGCAGCTGCGACGAAAGGAACACCACCGGCTAGAGTTAAACTTGTCCAATTTCCAGGATTGACAACAACACTATCATTTCCCTCATTGACGTAGTAATCATTGCTGACCTGCACCGCGAAGGTTCCAACTGAATTAGTTGTAGTTACATTAATCTGATAACTACAGTTATCCATATAGCGCACGACAGTTGGCGCTGTATTAAACGAAGATGATAAGCTTTGATTAGTCGCTAGTGTAGTTACCAGCGTGTTTTTCCGAGACATTTTAACCCCCTCATGAGTACGACGTGATCGCGTCTAGGCTTCATACTTAGCGGAATGACCTTATTTGTCCCTCTGGTGCCTAGCTTCTAAGGACTGCGCACTTGTTTGATAGGATTTCGGCATTTTCTGTAATGCTGGCGCGGACTTAACTCCCTTTGACTGTGCCTGTTGAGCTTGCATCTGTTGCTGTTGTTGCATCGGTTTTGCTTGGGCAGCCATGATAGAAGGCGCGGTCATAGTAGAATCAAGTGGAGATGCCATAAACATGGAGATACCAACCCTAGTTTTATAGGGTATAACTAGATCTTTATGGGAAGCATTAGAGATTTCTTCCATCATTTGTGACTTTAAGCCGTTGTATAATTGGGGAAACATGGTACCAATATGCTGAATATCTTGAGCCGTAATAGTGCCATTCTTTACCTTTTCAAGTACCAATAAAGGTTGTTGGGCAATCTGTAAGGCAGCATTATAGGTAGCTTTTTGTGTTGTAGAGGGCACAGGTTTACTGTCTAATGGTGCTTTCTTATCTAAATCAGGCCTTAAACTATTTAGGTAATTTACCACCCCGCCAATCATCATACCTCTAGCGCTATTGTGATCGGGCATTATGTTTTGCAGAGGATCATCATGTGCGAAGATAGGTCCAGGATTACCTTGAATGCTTCTTAATTGTTTGTTAAGTTTCTCAACCTCTTTATCAGATGGTTTAGCATGCTCTGGAAGTATTGCTACACCTAATTTGAATATGTTCTTAACAGCCTTAGATGCTAATTCTGCTCCTTTAATAGCCGAAGTAGTATGTTCTACAGCAGCTTTAACACCGTGGGCAGTTGCAGCACTTTCAAACAAAGGCTTAGCTAATGCTGATATTAATGGCTTAAAGACTGGTCCAATAGCTTTAGCACCTATAATCGCACTGATAGAATGCGGTAATCCGACGGAATGTGCCAAACCACCACCGATAGTAGCTCCTAGGGTTGCACTACCAGCATCCGTTAGTCCGTGGTGTATAAACCAATCAGCGAGTTGGGATCCCATAGTTTGTTTATCTAAAGTTGACATTGTCACGTTTAGAGGAGTTTTCATTATAGGAGATTCTAATCCTAAGTTTGCATGTGTGTCTGAAATGACCTTATGATACTTCTGAGAGGCATCTATAAAGTTTTGTAGTTTAGATTGTTTAATCTCAGCACTTGGGTTTCCTAATTGATTTAGATAGGTATTCACTTTACCGGGGTTAATGACTTTGTCATCACCTACTTTAGTCATAAAGGTAGATTCAAAGTCTTTAAGAGCAGGTAAGTAGTCTTTAAAGGCGCCATTAATGGCGACTTGACGTTCCGCAGCTTTACCCCATACTTTAGTATCCTCTAAACTAGTTCTTAGATCATGGGCTAATTCTTTAGCAGCATTGCGGAAGGGTCGCTCCTTAAGAGGTACGATATCTTTATTAAATCTACCCCATTCTTGAAGTTGTTGTTTTAATTCTTGCGTTGCATTAAAGATCTTAGAAGGATCATCAGACATGACAGCTTGTTTATACTTAACTGCTTGTTCTTGCAACAATCCAGCATGTTCATCTTTACTTAACTTCTGTAATACGTTATCAACCTTATCAGTAATTTCATTAACTTGACTACTAATCCCCTGATGCATAGAAGGAACAGCTGATTCAATATCTTTAGCTTTTAACCCTTTAGGCCCATAGACTTCATCCGCAACACCAGTGATACCGGCGTGTAGATCTTCTAACTCATGTGTCATAGAGGTAATAGGGTCAGGGTTCGCCATATGCTCATTAATCCGACCTTTGAAATCTGCAGCTAATTGGGAAGCTTTATTCCCGAGCGTTGCATCCCAAAGACTACTTACAGACTTAGCACCACCGCCAACCATACCGCCTAATACGGCAGACATGCCTAAATCAGCAATAGCACTCTGAGCGGATTGTTCAGGATCTTTTAATACCATCCTGGATACTTCATCACTTCCAGTAATTAACATGTTCTCGATAGCACCTTTAGCAGCCGCGGCGCCAATCTTAGACGCTAAGGTTTCTCCTGCAACAGGTGCTAATTTTGCAGCAATCTTTTCAACAGCTCCTAATTGTGTAAACTTAGATAGTTGTGGTATTGCTTCTGCTAAACCAGTAAGCCCCGCTTTAGCTGCAGCACTCTCCCCTAACGTAGCCAATGCTGGTGCCACGAAACCCGCTGCTTCGCCGGCAAAGGCGGTTGCAGGATTAGCTTCAGCTCTACCACGAATATCTTCTGGGTTTACGCCGAAGGATTCTTCTAACATAGGTGCTATAGGTCCAGCAAGGCCCTTTCCAGCGCTTTCTGCGAATGTCTTGGCCTGTTCCCCTAAAGAACCATATTTCTCTTCTTGCATCTCTGGAGCAATGAATTCATTAAGTCCTTCAGGTTCAGTTTGTGATTGTGCTGATTTATCGACTGCGGGTCCACTTGCAGGACTGGCGATAAACTCGTCTAAACCTTCAGGTACGTCATTCGTAGCCATTTGATTTCCTATTCTGCGTTCAATTTTTTAAGTACTAACTTAGCTCTCGGATCGGAGGGGTTGGCTTTTGCCCATTCAACGTATTTTTTCTGTTGTTGATTTAAACTCCCAGGTGCTTGCGTTGATCCAAATTTTTCAAGATCGATACCATAGGTTTTAGCTAATGGAGCAGCAGACTTCTGAGCTAAGAATTCTGTTAATGCTTTTCGTTTAGCTGCAACTGTTGCCGCCTTGTCGCCTGGTTTAGGTTCTAAGTCCGATGTTGTTTTCTGTTCAAATTCGTTAACCCGGCCTTCTAAGTCGTGAATTAGTGGTAACATCATGGATCTCATTGCCAGAATCGAGGGGGGGTTAAAGCCCGCTCTACCAATCCTACCGCCTATTGTGTTTTCTTTCATCGCTTCATCAAAATGCTTTAGAATTTGATCACTATTCTTCTTGGCGTTCTGCGCCGTTCCGATTTCTTTTGAAACTTCCTTCTGCTTGTCAGGTGGTACAATACTTTGAATTAGAGATGCTGGGTCCATTTTAGACAATTGCTCAGGTGTTGAGTTGGCAACCATATCCCGAACTGCCATCTGTTGGACGACAGGAGCAGTTTGCATATGGAGTTGTCCTAGAAGCTGTTGACCCCGAGATTGGGCAAGTGCCGACTGCGACTTACTTGTCGATTCACCAATCTTAGCGGCCATTAGATCCTGCATCTGCATTCTTGTCATCTCAACCGCTGCATTCTCGTCTTTTAGCCTATCGCGATTCATGCTGAGTAGAGTCTGTCGTTTACCTAGGTCCGCCCGCTGCGATTCAATATCCCTATCAATCTGTCTATTTAAGAACTCTAATGCTTGGTTTGGTCCGCCGGTTAACCCGGAGCCAAGTCCGCCTAATGCAAGACCGACACCAGTCATGAGTTTACCCATGGTGTCCTGCTTACCCATAAATCTATTGGGTTCGATGTGACCATTGAGGTAATCTTGCATCATCGCTTTTCGTTCAGTCTCAATCTCGTTAACCTTAGCCTTGTGGTCAATCATCAACTGATTCACTGCACCGGCCTGGTCCTTCATGATTTGTGCCTGCGCTTTTGCACCTTCCGACTCTGCCGCTGACTGACCTTTAATACCAGCTTCTGACTCCTGAACACCAGCGCCATACGATCCAGGTTGTGGTTGCTGAGGTTGTTGACTCTGTGGTTGCTGAGGTTGTTGACTCTGTGGTTGTTGGGGTTGTTGAGCCGCAATACCGCCTTGATCTACTGTGCCAGATTGTGCCGCTGCTTGTTGAATCTGTTGTGGGTCAAGTCCCAGCTGTTGTTGCTGTTCAGGACTAACTGATTGAGATGGTGGCATGTTGTTGATAACAATAGGTTGTTGAGTCTGTGGTTGTTCATCTGCCTCAGCTTCTCCACCCTCTGCCATCTTCTCATACTGTAGATGTTGTTTAGGTTCAGGCTTGTCAAGCTTCTCAACTACTGGAGCTTGATAAGGTTCATACTCGATGTGGTGTTTAGGTTCTGGAGGATTGACCGGTTCAATCTCTAACTCTCCACCTTTTGCCGCTCTGACACCACCTGCTGGTTTCATAGCTGGATCTGGTGATTGCATTGGTCTTGGAACCTTCTTAGATTCCTCTAACTTAGGATTAGATTGCGTCACTTGTCCGCCATCCGCCATTTGTAAACTATCTAGGTTCTGACGATTCATCGGATGCAATGCTTTTATCGCAATCTTGACTTCATGTCCATCTGGATGTGTCAATGTTGCCGTATGTTCATCTCGACTCTTAAGCTTAAACTTGGAAAGGTCTACCTTCATCTTCATATACTATTTACCTTTCTTCTTAGCTTTGACAGCCTTGACAAATCGATGAGCCGCTTCTGCTGGGTTAGCAGATTGTGTAACTGATCTTGGAAGGACGATCTCACCAGGGGATAGGATCGCAGGCACAGTATCGTTAGAGTAGCTATCTTTAGCCCCCCCAACCTTAGCTTTACCAGGGACATGACCGCCATCTTTAATGTTAATAGGCATCTTATCGACCTTGCCACCTGACGCGTACATCAACTGACCAAGTTTAGACTTACCTTTGTAATTCTCTTTCTTTATAGCATCATAACCTGTTTGAGACGGTATCTCACCGCCTTCAGCATACGATGTACCAACTCCACTCATATAGTTTGCAGATGCTGGAGCTACGGTTGCAGCAGCTGGCGCACTTAATGCTCCAGTAACGGCGGATCCTAATCCACTTGCAATACCGCCGCCAATCTGTCCAATCTGTGTAGCTTGTTGAGCTCCTTGGCCAGCTTGTATTTGATTAATTCCTTGTTGCTGCGCCAATTGTTGCTGTTGTTGTTGTAATGCTGTCTGTGCTTGGCTATTAATCGCATTCTGTTGTTGGCCTACCTGCGTCCCTGCCAACGCTGCCATATTGCCTTGTTGAGCCTGTAATGCGCTAATAGACCCTAATTGTTGTTGAGCCTGCAATGTTGCTGCCTGTCCAACTGACTGCTGCTGAGTGTTAGCTCCTTGTTGAGCTGCTTGTCTCGCCATTAAGCCAGCATTTGCACCAGCTCCACGCTGTCCAGCCATCAATGCCGCTTGTTGATTGACATTGGCGCCTGTAGCTTGATTAAGTTGATTTAGCGCTGGTGTTGGTCCCTGCCCTTGTGCCATAGCACCGAGTTGATTCGCTAGCGCTTGTTGTTGATTATATACTGAGGATTCATTACCAACCCCCCCGGCTCCCTGCAATTGTGATGCCAATTGCCCTTGCCCCCCCTGCGCAGCTGCCAAGTTGGCGCTATCTAAGTTGACTTGATTAGCAGCGGGGTTAGATTGTGCCCCTTTTGAAAGTGCATTTATACCGGCACCGGCTGCGGCAGATGCGATCCCACCAGCAATCGCCGGTATTAAAGGTGCTAAAAAGGGCATAGTATCTCCTAGAATGCGTAGTTTGTACCATCAACTAACGACTAAAGGCACGTTATGTGTCTCTATTCTTAGCGGAATGACCCCCTGCCAATCTCGCCAACCTGCCGAGTTGACACCTGTGACCTTGTAAATCTATGTAATTATTGTCAATTTGTAGACTTATACACCATCTAAACGCAAATAGGGGCCTATTTCACCCCTCAAAATTCGCGGATTGGCCCGATTTGTGCTCAAAAACCTGTCTACAGGGAGTCAACTTTGCCGGGGTGTCAACTTTGCCGGGGTGTCAGGTTGTTAGGAGTGTCAGGTTGTTAGGAGTGTCAGGTTGTTAGGAGTGTCAGGTTGTTAAGTCTATAGATTGATAATACTGCCTAATGGGAATTTATATTGAATATCGCAAATCGCGATTTACGATATGATTCTTATATTATGTCTTTATAAGGCTATATTTGTAACTCATATTGTACAGGTTACTTCTTTTGTATATTATGAGATACGTATGGTTTATTAAAGTTACTAAATATAAAGCATAACTTGTTTTTTAGACATATTTCTAAACTATTACTTAAGATTTACACCCAAATCTACTTACTGGGTGTTTTTGTTAAATCAAGTATTGCTGTGAACATATCTGGGAAGTTGGTGAATCCGTGCATTAAAGCTCTTTGGTGGGTATTGCGATCTTGACTAAACATGATTAATTTATTCTTACCAAGGGATTTTGAAACCTTGATTAGGGATTCTGTAATCAAGTTTAATGCTTTGTGTCTTTGGATTGGTGAAGCTTCTGGATTAGTGATGTATGAGTCGAGCATTGCATAGGGACCTTCCATATCGCGCATAAAGCCTGCAGCAATGACAATATCGTCTTCAACTACTACTCTCCCTACAACAGGTAGGTCATTTGTTAAATTTGGGTCCATTCCACGCGCGATAAGTAGTTTTTGTAGTAGTATCTGGGCATTCTTGGTATTAGTAAATGTCATTGTCATAGTTATTCCCATTTTGTCGTTTGAATGAAATTAAATGAGTTTAGTGTTCCTTGTGCGTTCATATACACTTGAAATTCTCCACATATATTATTATTTTTATCTGCTACTGAAAAAGTATAATGGGGTGCATCAGACGGAGGTGAATAACCGTAAGGTCCTAAAATGGATTGTACCGCGTTTAAAGTGGCTACCCCTATTTGCAATCCATCCAATTCATTAGTATAGGAATTTACCGCAGTTGTACAATTCGTTAGGTTTAAAGATTGACCGCAGGAGGTTAATAATAATAAAATAATTATTATATATTTCATATAATCTCCTCTAACATGGCATGTATGTTTCTGAACGTACATCCAATAGATAATCTAATAAACGTTCGACCTGAACATCATCATCAAGATACCTAATCCATTGAGGGTAAGTTAAAGCTAATTGAAATTTTAGATTTACATCCGTCATAATAACCTAAAATTACCACAATTTTGAATTTGTGTCAAGTTTGGGTGTTATTATGGTATATGGTTAATAACAGTGTATACCATATTATGTTATTAACCGAAGTTACGGCTGGCTTTCGATGTCCTGAATCCTCGTTTAGTTCCTACAATAAGATTCATGCCAGTTAATGTTAAACCAGCTCCTGGATAGTTACCATATTGTGAATTGTAAACTTCAGTTACAGTTACTTGAAATGATTCACATTTTTGTTGTTGGGGGAATACTCTTGCTTCAAATACGTTGGCTTGGCCTTCCCAACCACCGCCGCCTTGACTTCCCCAAGTAGATCCAGATCCCCACAATTGATCACTACCCCACGTTACTGGCTGTTGGCTTGGTGATACAATCGTTGATTGAGTTGGTGAGGGATTATAGTTATACGCTAATTGGACATTTAGGTTAAAAGGAGAGATATATTGTCCTAATAAATACATTTGGTAGAATCGTTCATAGCCTTGAACACCAGCTAAAGTAATCCATCCAGTTGTAAAACTCATGGTAACTGGTGTCGAGCCATCCAGATACACACCATCGGTTTCTTGGTAGAGTTGCCCTAAACTGGTTACGTAAGTGTGTAATCCTTGATAGATTGTGCTTGATTGAGCATATAGATTAGTGAATGTACCCCATTGAGAGTAAAAATAATCATATATTAGGGTTATGCCACTATCTAAAGTAAACCTTACTTGGTTCGTTGCTGGTACGTTTACAGCGGACAATACGGTAGCTCCAGTCGTTAGGCTTTCAACTGGAGCCCCTATGTATTGTGTTGATAGGTCCCGTCCAACTAGCCATATACCTTTGTTTGATTGAAACATAAGGCCTTGTGGCATAAAAACTATAGATTGTTGATTTGTACAACCAACAACTGAATTGATTAATGTAAAATCTGAATATTGACTATTAGATCCGGTATTATCTGGTCCTATACCATTAATATACCCTAATGCATTCTGTTTAAAAACAACAAGCTTATCGTCCATGGGTGCCATTGCTGTAATGGGACCTGTTGAACCTTCCGATGCTGTTGTTGGAGCTACATACAACGTTAATAGGTCTGAGAATTCTACTGGCGTGGCCTCAATGACCTGTTTAGAGAACCATAATAAGTTTCTATCTTCAGCATCTAATAACCATACACGATTGTTAAATAATGTAATCAAGTCGGTTGCTGGGGGTGCAACATCTTCTAACACTCCGCCTGTAGTATATATCAAGTTATTACCTTGAATTGACGAATCATTCAAAGTGTCTATATAAGTTATTGAATCAACTGATGTATTATTTAAGATAGGTGCAGTAATAGAAGTTGTTTGATAATAATTCTGAAATTTAGCCGACCAACGGTAAATTACTATAGAAACATTGGTTTTATAAGTTAATCTTAATGTAGGGATCTGCAATGTCACAGATCCAGTTCCGGTTTCACCAGTTCCCGTAGTTGTTACTCCGACAGGAATTGAGGGGGCACTTCGGAATAGGTTACCTTGATTATCAGTCCATTCATATGTCACTTGATAATAATAGGCATTCGTATTGGTGGTATTATCTGGTTGGGGACCCATAGCCCCCCCAGTTGCACTCCATGCTGCTTCAACGCTGTCTGGCCATAAGAAGAAGCCTTGCTCGACAGGGGCAACACCATCATACATGGAGAGGTATCCACCAGTATAGTTTAGATTATTACCTATTTCAGCTGTTACCACTGTTGGTGGGGCAAAGTTAAATGTTACTAAGTTAATCCCTAGTTGAGCATAGATGCCACCACTTACACTTTGAATGCTATTACCCTGAGTATTTAATGCAGTTATTGAATCTTTATATAAATATGAAATTGTTATTTCATTTGTGTTAGTATCGACACTAGTGTTGGGTAATCCTAAGGTGTAATAATTGCCCCCATTAGAATAAGCTAATTTACTTATAATTACACCGCTTGCATTTAATAGAAAGTATGTTGGTTGATATGGTGATTCGTATATAGATAAAACATAGGGTTCAGAGTTATATATAAATGCTTTAGAAGCTAAGCCTACAGAACGTTTTAATACTTTTGGAGTTCCTAAAGTCCCTGTTATAGTTAATGTATTAGTATCAATATAATGGGTTGGTATTGAGCTATCATATGAATAATTATTGGCTACTTCATAAAATAGTGTACATATACTATTCGCACCGCCGCCTTGTGCTATAGATGTTAAGTTTAGTATAGTACCACTAGTGATTGTTGCTGTTGGTGCCAAGGCTTGTACTAATGTGCTATAAACTGCAAATGTATAGCCTGTTGTTGTTCCTAAGTTATAATACGATACATAAATGAGTGGATTAGTTGGATTAGTTTCATCTACTGCTAAACTAAATATTGTCCCAATCTGTCCCGAAAACGTAACTGTCGGTCCCAATGTTAGAGATTGGGACAAATATGTAACTTTAACGGATTGACCACCAGAAAGGTTATTATACGCTATATAAAGATTGCTGTTAGCTACTATGCCATCAAAAGCAACCGTAGTAGAAGGAGAATAACCATTGGAAATATCTGTAACGGCACTGACATAAGTGGGGGTTTGTGTACTAATAGCAATGTATGATAAGTGATGCGCACCGCCGACAAGGGTTGTATAGAGTATAATAAAATAGGGACCCATTAAGAATACTCGGGGGGTTCCATACGTTGGATCGGCATTGGATAATAAAGTCGGGGCTACAATGTTTTGGCCCGTTG